AAAATATATTTATATAGATAGAGGACAAGAACCTTGGAATATATATAAAAATGTTAAGATTCAAAAGTACGAACCAGGTGAAGCTTATTTTGGTTGGCATTCAGAATCAACAGGACTTGAAGATAGCAGAGACAGAATATTAGTGTACAGCACTTTTTTAAATACTGTAAAGAATGGAGGAGAAACAGAATTTTTTTACCAAAAAGAAAAAATAAAACCAAGACAAGGAACTACAATTTTATTTCCCGCTTTTTGGACTCATGCACACAGAGGAAAATTTTCAACAGAAACTAAATATATAATAACAGGTTGGTACACTTATGAATAATATAAAACTATTAGAATATTTTAGAACACCCATATGGGTAGAATACAAACCAGAGTTTGTAAAATCTTTAAATAAAGCTTCTAACAAATACATTAAAGAAGCAAGAAATAGAAACAAAACACATATAAAAAAATATGGTGACTTTGGATTATCACATCATTCAACACCATTAACATTAGATAATAACTTTTTAGATTTTAGAAATTATGTTGGTCAAAAGTCTTGGGAGTTTTTAGATTGGCAAGGTTTTGATATGCAGCAATATCAAACTTTTTTCACTGAGATGTGGGTACAAGAGTTTGCTAAAAAAGGTGGACATCATTCAGCTCATGTACATTGGAATCAACACGTATCAGGTTTTTACTTTTTAAAGTGTAGTGATAAAACATCT